CAAGGCGGTGATAGGAAACGTCACCATGCAATATTATCACCCGTTCCTTGGTTATATAGGAGCAAAATACATGGCAGCCGCTCCTTGGGCGCGACGAGGAAAAACGAAGCAGGAGTTCGAAGACGCCGCCACTTTCCATTGGAACGTAATGACCAACAAGGCAAACCGCACCTACGGCGTCTACAATAGTTTGGCATGGCACGAAGCTAAAAAAGCTTTCAAGTCGGGAGACGCCTCCTTGGACTCTCACTTTGAAAGAGTGGGAACCAGCGCCTTGTCGATGGAAAACACGGGTCTTGACGGAGCGCTTGGACAAACGTTGGAGAACGCGGGATCGTTCATGGATATACCGGGAAGTACCCTGTCCGCCATAGATGGGTTTGCTAAAACCCGTTTGGCGCATTCCATGGCGTATGCCAAGGCGCACCATGATTGGACAAAACTATCGAGGGCGAACGAAGACGTAGGGGAATTCGACGAGTATTACAAAGCTTACGTAGAGAAGATTTTCAAAGAAAACAAAATAAAGACCGAAGACGTCGTAAGAAGAGAGGCGGTCGTGGCCGCGAGGGACTTAAAGGTTCCCGTAAAGGACTATCCTGAATTCATCGACAACTACGTTAAGGAAAATTGGGACAAATCCACTAGTCAATTCGCTGAATACATCTTGCGCTCCAGTAAGGAAATGGCTTTTCAAGAGGCGCTGGGGGAATTCAGCGACATGAACCCGATTGAAAAAGCGATGAAAAGTATGGAGGCAGGAATGAGAGACCTTTCTCCCTTGGGTCAGACCATTCTTTTCCCTTTCATGCGGACGGGTAGAAATATCATGCGTGAAGCGGTTAGTCACACAGCGGTAATCCGTGACGTTCCCATCATAGGAGAACACTTGAAAGGGTTATGGAAGAAGACTGACGCCGACCTTAACAGCGGAGATCCCATCATTATGGCTAGGGCGAAAGGTCGCATGGTCGTGGGGTCTGGCATGGTGGCGGCGATTTGGTACATGGCCGACGAAGGTATGATAGTAGGGAAAGAAGAACAGAATTGGAAGAAAAGGGAAAATCTTCAAATAGCCACGGGTTTGGGTGATTACGAAATAAGGTTTACAGACCCCACCAGCGAAGAAGGTTTAGCTATTGGTTTAAGTTACTTGAACCTCGAACCTTTCGCCACGGTGGCGGGTATGGTTTGCGACGCGAAAAAGATTTGGGAACACGGAACCGAAGAAGAAAAAAACGAAGCTTTGCTATTCTTCCAAGCTATGACGTTAACGGTTTCAAACAACATCGCCAACAAGTCTTACTATAAAAGTATGAACGACGTTCTAACGGCGATAACAGACCAGAGCGAACACAGTTCTGCTTGGGAACGGAAGATTAAAAACCTCTCTTCCGTTGTTATTCCTTCGGGATTGAACGCGATAGCTATGGCTACCGACGACGAAAGAAGAAGGGGTGACGAGATTATGCAGATTTGGGCGAAGAGGTTAGCAGGTATAGCGCAAAACGTCCCTGGTTACAGAGACGCTTTCGGAGACATCATGCAGTCCCATCCTCGTGATTTCGACAGGGAATCGAAATGGGGGAAGGTCACTTCGTGGATAAACCCCATCAAAACCACCCGTCAACGCGGCGATCTTAATAAATACTACAAGGTGGACAATTACGGCAGAAGAAGCATCGACGTTTCAGACGTTGATTTAGACGATGCGAAAGAAGTAAGGAACGCGGCTTGGGCGATTCTAATAGAACTGGACGGGGAATTTCACTTTGCAGACCCTGTTAAAAACGGTGTGGATTTGAGAACGATAAGGAAAGCGGACGGACAAGACGCTTACGACCGTTGGCAACAAGTTTACTCCGCCATTACACTTGATGGACTCAACGTGAAACAGGCGTTGGTCGATAGCCTTTCGTTTAGTGAATATTCTGATATTAAAATAAAAAAAGGAAAACTTCCGGCGGGAGTTGATTTAAAAGACCCTCGCATTAAGGCAGCAAACCGCGTTCTATCTGATTACAGGCAAGCGGCTTGGGAACAAATACTGGAAGAAGAGTGGGGAACGGAAGGAAGGCAAATCTTGTTGGAGATTTTAGAAGACACCGAAATCCGCCAAGAACATTTTGAATACGGCGAATCGGAAGAAGTTGAAGAACCTGGTTCGCCTCTTGAGAAATTCCTTGAGAAAGAAAACCCACCAGCGCCTTACCGGCTTCCTCTTTTGAAACACATTCCCGGCGTTGGCGACAAAGCACCGGCGGGAGACCCTGAGTTGGGAGACGAGTAACGTTTTAAATTTTCATCAACAACCACAACAACACGGAATAAATCATGGCTATTACATACGTCGATTACACAGCTACGGCAGCGCAGACGGATTTCGCGTTTTCGTTTCCGTATCTCGAAGACCGCCACGTCGTCGTTGAGATCGACGGTGTGACGAAAACACTTACAACGCATTACACGATCACGACTTCACCGTCCACTAAGGCCGTGTTGACCAGCGGCGCCACCGCCGGACAGAAGGTCAGGGTACGAAGAATAAGCGAACCCGACGTTAATTTGGTGGATTTCGTCAATGGTTCGGTATTGACCGAGTCAGACCTCGACAGGGCGTATCTTCACAATCGTTACGTCAACGAGGAGATGAGCGAACTGAACGACTTGTCTTTTCAAAAGGCCGTTGGAGACGCTACGATTTGGGACGCCTTGAGTTTGCGTATAGCCAATCTCGCTGAACCCACGGCTTCCGCCGACGCTCCCACCAAGAACTACGTAGACACCCAAATAAGCAACACGCTGACGGGTTCTACCACGGAGTCGGCAAAGTATACTTTCACGGGAGATGCGGCGACCACCCAATTCGCTTTCTCTCCCGCCATCACCCTGGATGGAGACACCATGTACGAGGTGGCTATCGACGGCGTGTTGCAAACACCTACCACCGCTTACGCCATAGACGCGGACAACGACAGGATAACTTTCACTTCGGCGCCACCCGCTTCCGCAGCCATAGTGGTCGTTCAAAGAGGTTACTCCGTTCCCGTGTCCACGGGTTCCATTTCGACTTCACAGATTCTCGACGACGCGGTCACGACGGCCAAGATAGCCGACGACGCCATTACCACGGCATTGATCGTGGACGATGCGGTGACAACCGCCAAGATAGCGGATGACGGCATTGCCACGGCTTTGATAGCGGATGATGCGGTGACAACCGCCAAGATAGCGGACGACGCTATTACTGCCGCTAAAATAGCGGACGACGCGGTAGGGACCGGAGCGCTCGACGCGAAAGGGACGGCGGGTACTTATTATTATCCACGACTTATAACCACGGACGTCAACGGAAGGGTTACCAACGTAGCCACCGGAGGGAACGTAGTGTCAAACACGCTTCCCACGGTAGCCATGGCGGGAACCGTTTCAGGGGCGACCACGCCGGCTGGAGCGGAAGCCAACAGTTTCAACGTCGCTTCCTTCGTTGACGGTGGAGTAGGTATTTACACTTGGAACACCATCGAGGACATAAGCGTAATGTCGGCGCTTGTCGTTACGGCTTCTCACCACGACAGCGGTTCACCCAAATACAACGTAGCCGCCATCGCTTTCGCCAATTCAGCAACGCAGGTTACGGTTCGAACGGTGCAGACGTCGGTAGGCGTAAGTAGTTTTAGTTCCTTTGCTGATTACTCTTCCAACGGCGACGCAGGTGACCTAGTCGATCCCGAAAGAGTATCCATAGTGGCCTTCGATTAATAATTAATAATATTTAAATTTTTATAAAATGGACAAAAGACTTACTTACACCGACGAAAACGGGGCGCTTTGCATAGTGACTCCCGTGGATCCTTCCTTGACTCTGGAAGAAGTGGCGAAACGTTCCGTTCCCGAAGGCGTTTCCCACGAAGTAGTAAACGTTTCCGACGTTCCCGTGGACAGAACCTTTCGAGACGCTTGGAAGGCTGACGGGGGAAAGATCAAGACGGACTTGCCTAAAGCCAAACTCATCGCTCACGACAAGCGGCGGAGGGCGAGAACCCTGGAGATGAGTCCTTGGGACTTGAAAGCCACTATACC